AAACAGCAACAGCTACTACTTCAATGCCGCTCTTGGCCTTGCTACGTATGCTGTTGACACTGTAACCTCTGGTGACAACTTCACTGACCTTGGCTTCCGTGAGGCTATCAAGCTGATGGACGATGCTGACGTACCTATGGACGGACGAGTTCTCGTAATTCCTCCTGCTGTTCGTAAGTCAATCATGGGCATTGATCGTTACGTGTCTTCTGACTTTGTTGGAGGCCGTGGCGTTGAGTCAGGTCTGATTGGTAATCTGTACGGTGTAGACATCTACGTGTCTAGCAACGCTCCGGTTGTCGAAGTTGCCGCTCAGAACACTGCTTCTACCGCTGATACTCGTGGTTGCTTGTTCTTCCACAAGGATGCTTTGGTAATGGCAGAGCAACTGGCTGTACGTTCTCAGACACAGTACAAGCAGGAATACCTGTCTACGCTGTTTACGTCTGACACGCTGTACGGTGTTGAAACTTACCGTCCCGAAGCAGGATTCATCCTCGCTGTTTGCGACGAGTAAGCTACTCTCTCTGGGGGTCTTCATGACCCCCTTTTACTTAAACGTCTTGATGACAGGGCGGTTAACTAAAAGATACTACGGATAGGGAAGCCTTATGTCCAACTACACAAAGTCAACAAACTTTACTGCTAAGGACTCTTTGCCTACAGGTGACACTAATAAGGTTATCCGTGGCTCAGAGTTCGACACAGAATTTAATGCTATACAAACTGCTGTAGGAACCAAAGCAGACCTAGCTGGTCCTACGTTTACTGGTACTGCTACGTTTGACGGAATTACTGCTACAGGAACTGTAAACTTCACAGGCGGTTCAGTCACTACTAACATTGACGGTGGTACTATCGACGGTGTAACCATTGGTGGTACTACTGCTGGCGCTGGTACGTTTAGTTCTCTCACTGCTACTACAGGCACGTTCTCTGGTGCTGTCACAGGCTCTAACCTCAACGTCTCTAACTGGGATACGGCTTACGGATGGGGTGACCACGGTGTAGAAGGTTACCTGACGAGCGTTACGTTTTCTGACATTGACGCTGGTGCAGTTACGTTGTCTAGTGAAACGTTTGTAGACAGCGATACCCAGATTCCCACTAACGCCGCTATTATTGATTACGTTGCGGCTACTATTCCGTTGATTACAGAAGTCAACGATCTTAGTTCTGTTGTTACTTGGGCCAACGTACCTGATGCAAACATTACACAGTCATCTGTTACTCAACACCAAGCGGCACTTGCTATAACCGCAAGCCAGCTTAGTGACGTTACCAGCACAGCCGCAGAGCTAAATATACTAGACGGTGTTACAGCTACGACAGCAGAGCTTAACTATCTTGACGTTACAACGCTTGGCACAACAGAAGCATCAAAGGCTGTAACGGCAGATGCCAATGGTGTGGTCACGTTTGATAACGGCATATCAGAAGAGTACACGGCAGTTACATCCAGCAGTAACGCTACGACTGTAAACCTCCGTGATGGAACAAACTTTAGCCACACGCTGACTGAGAACACTACGTTTACGTTTAGCAATCCAGCTTCTAGCGGAAAGGTATCTGCGTTTACGTTGAAACTTGTGCAAGACGCTAGTGCATCTGGTTACACAGTAACGTGGCCTACATCAGTAGATTGGCCTAGTGCTACAGCGCCTACGTTGACAGCTACGGCATCAGCGGTTGATTACTTTGTGTTTATTACCCATGACGGTGGCACAACTTGGTATGGATTTACATCAGGACAAGCTTTAGGATGAGTCAAGCGGCTAACAAACTTATTCAAGCCTCCGCTGGTAACGCTGGTGGCATACCTTGGGATATTTCTACGGCTGTTTATAATGGAAAGCCAAAAAATTGGCTATACCTTGGTGATGTTGAATCCAATCCTTATGGTGTATCTTTTAAGTCTGATGGTTCTAAAATGTATATAACAGGGCTATCATCAAACAAAATATCAGAATATAATTTAAGCACTGCTTGGGACGTTAATACCGCTACATTATTACAACAAGCAGATTTAAGTACTCAAACAACAAGTCCAAGGGATATTTTTTTCAAAGCAGATGGAACCAAAGTTTATGTTCTTGAGGGAACAAATGATACAGTTTTAGAATACGATTTAACTACTGCTTGGGACATTTCATCACTTTCTTATGTTCAAAGCGTATCTGTTGCTTCACAAGAAACCAACCCGCAGGGCGTATTTTTTAAATCTGATGGTACTGCAATGTATGTGGTGGGCTTTATTACAGATACTGTTTATCAATATACTCTTTCAACAGCATGGGATGTTTCAACGGCGTCTTACGCCTCTAAAAGTTTTTCAGTAGCTTCACAAGAAACCAGCCCTGCTGGTATCTTTTTTAAGTCTGACGGAACTAAGATGTTTATTACTGGTTCTGTTGGTGACGATGTTAATGAATACGCCCTTAGTACTGCTTGGGATATATCAACAGCTTCATATACTACAAATTTTGCATTTAGTGTTTTTACACAAAACAATCAAGGCTTGTTTTTCAAGTCTGATGGGACAGTAGTGTTCACAGTAGGTACTGTACCAGACGCTGTAAGTAGATACGATTTAAGTACCGCTTGGGATGTATCAACAGCTTCCTTTACTGCTCCAACAACAAATTACTACGATGTATCGTCTCAAGTTGTTAATAGTCAGGGTATTTTTTTAAAAGATGACGGCACTGAAATGTATTTGGTGGGCTCTAATACAGATACTATTTATCAATATAGTCTAAGTACTGCTTGGGAAATTTCAACAGCTTCTTATCTTCAATCTTTTAATGTTTCTTCTCAAGAAGCAACGCCTAGAGATCTGTTTTTTAAACCAGATGGAACTAAAATGTATATTGTAGGTACAAGCGGTGATGAGGTAAATCAGTACGCTTTAAGCACTGCTTGGGATATTTCTACTGCTTCTTTTGAAAAATTAAAAAGCGTTTCTACTTGGGAAAATTCCCCAACTGGAATCTCGTTTAAAAGCGACGGAACTAAAATGTATATTGTAGGCACTACTGGAGATGATGTTAATGAGTTTGATTTAACAACTGCTTGGGATGTAGGCGCAATTTCTTTTGTACAAAGTTTTAGTTTTGCTTCTCAAACCACTTTTCCACTTTCAATACGTTTTAAACCAGATGGAACTAAAATGTATACGATTAATTCCATTATTCCAAATCAAGTTTTAGAGTACGACTTGAGTACAGCTTGGGACGTTTCTTCTAGTTCATATTTACAAAGTTTTTCTGTTACTGATGTCAATTCTATAGGTGGACTATATTTTAAAGATAATGGCAAAAAATTATACCTAAGTTTTGCTCTCTACCAAACAGTTTTATCTTATGACCTTTAATCACAAGGAATAATTTTTATGTTTGTTAAAATTACAAACGGTGTGGTAGCTAAGTTTCCATATAACATTGGAGAGCTACGCCGTGAAAACCCACAAACAAGTTTTCCTCAAACAATTCCTGATGCTACGTTAGCTAGTTACGGAGTGTATCGTGTTACTGAAACTACACCGCCAGAAGTAGACTACAAAAATCAACGAATTGTGCAGAGTGTTCAGAATGTTGATGGCGTGTGGACACAACAATGGCAAGCTCAAGACCTTCCAGAAGACGAATCAAGCGCCAATAATCGCGCACATAGAGATCATTTGTTAAAGGCTACAGACCACTACGGGTTGTCTGATGTAGCCATGACAGACGCTATGGCGGCTTACAGGCAGGCTTTACGGGACGTACCACAGCAAGAAGGATTTCCACAGACTATCACATGGCCTACAAAGCCCTAGTAAACTGTGGATCCGTTGTCTTTGGTAGCTATGGCGTCCACTGCGTTCAAGGGCATAGAAGTCCTTGTATCCAGAGGCGCTGAGATTGAGCAAGTAGCTCAGAAGTTAGGACACTGGTACAGCTTTGTTTCTGACTTACGTGAAGCAGAGAAAGAAGCAGAAAACCCACCGTTGTTTAAGAAGTTGTTTGACGGTGAATCTGTAGAGGCACAAGCGTTAAACGCTGTCATAGCTAAGAAGAAGATAGAGGAACAAGAGAAGCAGATCAGAGAGTTAATCATGTACTCTTACGGTCAGGACACCTACAAAGAAATGATGCAGATGCGTCGTGACATAAGAGCCAAACGT